GTGTAGGTCTTGCCCTCATAGGTGAAAGGCTTGCTGAGGGTGTGGGTGTAGATGTCGGAACTCTCGGCGGCCTCTTTCTCCGCGGCATCCAGGGCGTCGGGGTCGATGATGGTGGGGGGATCGCCAGCCGGGGTGATGTTGGTGACTTTTTCGCTCATGGGGGTGCTCCTTTCAATTCAAAAATGCCCGGGGCGGTTTCCCGCCCCGGGTGTGTGTCACTTGCCGAGGGCCTTGCGGACGGGGGCCAGATAGTCCACGCCGTTGACCTCGCAGATAAAGTTCAGCTGGTCAACCTCCCGGACTTTCTTCCCGTCGATGTAGGTAGCCCAGTAACGGACGGCGTACTCGCCGGAGCCGTCGTTGGGCGCGGCCGGGGCCACAGAGCCGGCATTGTCCACCTTGGGGACCACGACCAGGATGTGCTTCACGGCCTGAACCTCCAGAGCGCCGGCCACGGTGTTCTCCACCTGCTGGGCCACGCGCAGGTCAATGGTGTGGCGCCGGGGCTCGGAGAGGCGGATGGTCTGCTGGTTGACGGTGCGGAAGCTGAGGGCCAGGGTCAGGGCGTCGAAGTGGCCCAGAATGACCGCCTCGATGTTGCCGGCGATACCGGCGCCGGAGATGGCCTGGGTCAGAGCGTTCAGGCTGGGCATGGTCGCATTCGCCATGCCCATGTACTCTACGCTGTCCTCGTAGACCGCAAAGTTGATGATACTCTCGTCCATCTGCTATTCCTCCTTTCAGCCCTGCAGCGCGCTGGTGACGTAGCTGGCGTCGTACTCCAGGACGAAGTTGATCTCCTGCGCGGGGCTGGGCGGGGTCATGAAGATGTGGATACGGATGATGCCGGCCATGAGGTCGGTCAGGGGGTTCTCAGCCTCGACCATTTCCGTCCGGGCGCCCAGGAGATACCCCATACCCACCAGGCCGTTAAGCCAGATGTTGCAGGTGTCCAGGACGTTATCGATCAGGCGGCGGTTCATCGGCTTATCCAGCTTGGACCAGAAGGTGCGGATGACCGTATTGCCCACCCAGTCGAACATCCGGGAGACGGGGATGAAGTAGTCCTTGACG